TTACCCATTGGCGCGGCTTAAGAGCTTATTTTTGAATTCACAATGGTCACGATATAACCATCTTGCTCGCCCGTGGATAACTTTGGCTTTTGGCAGGTCGCCGGACTTAATCCGGTCATAGATGAAGGTTTTACCGAAGCCAGTATCGGCCATGATGAATTTCAAATCAACCAGTGAATCAGGTTGTAGTTCGTGTTGCATGAGTGCTATCTCCGAATAGGGAATCGAACCTGCAAATCAGGCAAGAAAAAACCGCCATCAGGCGGCTTGGTGTTCTTTCAGTTCTTCAATTCGAATATTGGTTACGTCTGCATGTGCTATCTGCGCCCATATCATCCAGTGGTCATAGCAGTCGTTGATGTTCTCTGCTTCGATAACTCTGTTGAATGGTTCTCCATTCCATTCACCTGTGACTCGGAAGTGCATTTATCATCTCCATAAAACAAAACCCGCAGTAGCGAGTTCAGATAAAAGAAATCCCCGCGAGTGCGAGGATTGTTATTCACCTTTGACGACAAGTTGCAGGTTAGCCACGGTTAACCTCCTGCGGCGGTTCTGGTAGAGGCATCCAGTGGGTTACGTCATCCAAGATATATCCTGATAAATACGTGAAAGCTCTATATTTTTTGTAATCAATTGGATTTACAACCCAGTTCCAATATGCGGCCACGATTTCACCTTGACTAAATGCCAGTAACATTTTGGTGTCTTCCGGCATCTGCTCACTACAGCTTATCCAACCATCCGGAGTTACCGGAGAGTTGCCCGACAGCTCGTTCAACTTGTAAGTTTGGCTTACAGGTTCGGCACCATGAAGCATGGCGTCGCTCCGCTCTATACCATCCAGCGCGATTCGCAGTGCCTGAATTGTGGTAGAGCTATCGTTTGGGGCTATTCCATATCGCTCGAATACAGCTAAATGGTTGCGCATAATCTCAGGCGTAAGCTCTTTGTAAGCATAAGCAAGAGGCTCTGATGCATTATCCGGCACAACCGACGCAGGCGCGGCAGCATAAACAGGAATAACGTCCGCTTGCTCTTTATTGCTTTCATCCGTTAAAGCCCAGAATAATTTCCCGGCCGGATGTTTGAAAATATAAGCCACCGGCTCTGCTTCCAGCGATGTCAGTGCAATCCGCGCCAGTTCTTCCGCTTCTTCTGCTGGCAGTACAACGTTGCTACCCGGTCCGTATGTTTCGCGCCACTGCTTGATTGTCAGCAGTCGCTCTTTGGTTATAGTGGTCATTTGTTAATCCTCAAAACTTTATGCCCGGGCGCAAAAGCACGCGTTTTGTCTTTGCTTATTCGCCAGCCATCCTTGCGCTCCTTTTTTGCACAGCCAGCCCATGACGTACCTATATACTCACCGAAGTCTGGCGACTTATATTTGCCATCTGTACACTGGAGGAAATCACAATAGAGATGCATGGTGTAACTTGCAGCGATAGCCATATCACTCTCCTTTGATGCGAATGCCAGCGGCGCGTGGCACATTAACTTCCATGATGCGCACTGTTGGTTTGTACATCTCAATCGCTGTCAGCCAGTCAGCTCCTGTCATGCGCTTTTCCGCATCGCCATTAGTCCACTGAACCGGTACACCAATAGCCTTCATCGCGATTTCTATTTCCCCGGCAATGGCGCTTTTTCCGCAACCAGTAAAACCAGAAACAACGACAAGAACTTCACCTTTGGCTGGTTTTATTTCCCGAGCTTCCAGTTCTGCAATGCGCTTTTTGTCTGCTTCCCGTTCATCAAGTAGTGCCAGCACGGTTTCTGGTCCGGTCAGAAATTTGAAGGCGTTGAGCGCATCAATATCCACACCGTAATCTTTAAGTTCCTGTTCACTTAACAAATCATCATCAGCTGGCAACATTAACAGGCGTTCCATTGCTGGAATTGCACGTTCCGCCACCTCACGCAGTGCCTGATGGTCAATTTTGCTCACTGGCTGCCTCCGCTTCCCACGTTTTCAAACTTTCACCACAGAACGGGCAAAAGCACATTGCAACGCCACGACCGATATATTTCCCCGAGTGAATTTGAGCAATATCTATGCCTGACTCGCCGGTGTTTATGTTCACACGCTCCGGGATAAATATGCCTTTACTCTTGAATGTTGGATTTCCATATTCGAGAGATTTTGCCAACACCGCGCACGGTTCTATCTTATTGCCATTAATTTGGCATTTTGACTCACTCACTGGTTGCCTCCTTTGCGCCACATCGCATTCAGATATTTGTTTTGATTCACTGATGGAAAAGAATTTCTCTTAAGCAATTCCTCTCTCGATGGCATTGGCTTTACGCGTTGGCGAATAATCATTTCTGCCGGAAGAATGCCGGGATTGTATGCAAGTCCTCTCATGATTTACTCTCCACTAACTGGTCAATAGCCATGCTAAGTGACACACCTAAAGTCTCGATATGTTGCTGAATATCCTGTAGTGTCTGCGCCTGAGATAACAGGATTTCACGGTTGCATAATTCTTTAACCAGATGCTCAAACTTGCTGTAATAACCGATACGGCTTAGTGTTTCTTTCCCTGCATTCTCGCCTTCTTTGAGAATTCCTCTTTCGCTAAGAATCAGATCGTGTTTTGTTCCGGTAATAACATATTTGCCTAGGTCTATGTTTAGCTTCATTGTTAATTACTCCATGTTAATTTATTCGTATGCCTGCTCTTTCTTCATCGAGTTTTTTTAGCTTGTATCGCATAGCTCTTACTGAATAAATTGAGCGGCAGGTTGCAATTGCTATTTCTTCTGCGGAGAACTTACCGAAAAGTGATACTTCGGCTCTTGTCCATCGTCTTCCACGAAGTCGGCTAACAATGTCAGCGCCAATCCTTGTTGCTTTCGCCATTACTGCTTTTTCAGTCCTTTCCAGTTTTTCAGCGATAACTTCAACTGGCATTGTCGCCGCTACTTCGCGTAAGAAATCGACTTCCCATTTCTCCCATGGAGTCTTTTTCATAGGCGATACCGTTATTTGATAAGAAGTGAAGGTTTCCCAACTTTGAGTTGAGCGCCGGGGATATTTATTCCTGCTTTTAGTTGGTGTTTGATTGCCAACTTGTCGGCTTTAATTGTCGTTTCAAACTCAACGTATTCAGGAGGAATGGCGCTTGAGTCGATGATTTCTACAGTTTCTGACGGTTTGCGGATTGTTACCTGGTGAATACCTGCTCGAATCTTTTTCTTGCCAACCATTTCAAGCGATGACGCTATATACGCCATAATGTTGTCAATCTTATTTTGAATTACTGCGGCTCGTTCATTTAGTGACTTTGCCTCTTCCTTGAGGCATTCAGCATAACCAGATTCATTTTTAATAATGGCAAGAAGTTGCTCTATTTTATCGGTAAATTCTCCTTCCATGCCTTCTATTGTGTCAGCAATCATCTCTGGTTCTAAATCTGAATCCATCAGCTTTGCGTATTCATTGGCAATTTCATACAGTTTGCTCACTGGCAACCTCCAGTTTCGCTTTGCATTCTGCGTAAATGGCTTGTACGTTCTGCTGCAATTTCATTCCAGATGTCAGGCGATATGCTTCTGCAAAATATCGCTTCAAATCATCCATGTTTTCTGCCTGAGCCATTTCATCACAAAGAAGTTGTGCTTTATCCGTTATTTCCTGCTGGCGTTTCCGTTCATCTTCGCGGATATCTTCCTCTGATTTGTGCGGCATAACTGGTTCAGTCCACACACCTTCTTCTTCGTTTAGTACGTGAATAGCACTATCAAGACGTGATGCCTTAGGCCAATACTTGCTTGCACGCTTTACGACCGTCTTTCGCGCCATCTCATTCCAGTGATTTACCCATGGTCCTTTATCGCTGAAGGCCGCCTTGCTTGTTTTCCTTACAGCCTCAATTTCAGCCAGACTCATCTCTTCCGTTAGATAATCACCTGCTGGCGTCTTAACTGTGCAGTAAACGCCAACGATATCACCACGATCACCGAAGGCGTTGTATTTATGGGTTGGTGCTTTATCAAGCCCGTTTGACTCATAGGTATCGTTAGCATGAACAAGTTTTGCCTGACCCCATGAGATAACACCAGACTCCATTGCAATATGGAGCAATCCCATATAACTGATATCAAGGCACACCATGCCGTCGCGCGGAACCAGATAAGCCAGTTTGCTGGCCGGGTTTAAGGTGATGCCGATCGCCGCAACATTGATGATGGCGTTCTGTGCGCTGGTTGGATTTGCCAGTGCTGTTTTAGCCAGGTAATCGTTTTTCTGGAAATACTGAATTGCAAACTGGCTTTCCTTAGCCCATGTCACCGTCTGTTTAGTCAATGCTCCGCAGAATAACTGCTCCTGCTGTTTAACGAATTCAACGATATTGCTCATGCAGCTTCTCCAAAAATGTGTCTGCGTTTGAATATTGCGAAGGCATATTCAGCCTTAACTCTTTCGGTTATTGCATCCCAGAACCATTCAGCGGCTTTTTCCTGATAGTTACAGTCATCATCTTCCAGCCAGTCGATAGCGTCCTTAGTGTGTTCATCTGGTTTATATGAGCGAAGCATTTCGCTTATTGGGTCGCAACGTTTGCAGAGGCGATCAACTTCACTGTTGATTCGTTCGTAATCTTCATCAGTAAAACTTGCGATTATTTGCGATATTTCACGCTTATCATTCAGAGTCAGAATCATCATCTTTCTCCTGTTCTTTGTGCTGATTGAGCATTTCTTTCATCTGACGAATGAATTCTTCGTCTGACCAGTTATCTGTAAAACTCATTTCCTGCGATACCACGGAAGGTTGATAGCTGATTTCATCGCTTTATTTGCTTCAAGCCACATTTTTGAATCACCAATAAATCGGGCTATTACTGCTTTGTTCTGTGCAGCACGAAGCATCTGGTGATTAATGGCTATTTCATTGCGCATAACGCCTCCAGTTGTTTCTTTGCTGCTCTGATTAATTGTTTAACTCGGCGTGATAATTCAGATTCGTGCGGGTAGAAAGCGGACATGACGCCGCTACCCGCGAGCTGAAAGTGCATCATGGGTAACTCCTTATATTTGATTGCATAACGAAAACGCCTCGAGTGAAGCGTTATTGGTATGCATATAAAAAAGCCCTCACACTGGAGGGCAAAGAAGATTTCCAATAATCAGAACAAGTCGGCTCCTGTTTAGTTACGAGCGACATTGCTCCGTGTATTCACTCGTTGGAATGAATACACAGTGCAGTGTTTATTCTGTTGTTTATGCCAAAAATAAAGGCCGACTATGCGGCCTCGGAAGGAAGTCCAATCATCTTATTCAAATCTTCTACCCGTAAAGCAGGAAGTGCTGCACTTGCTTTATCTGCTTCTTTTGGTAGCAACTCTTTGCTTTCAGGCCAGACCTCAATAAGTCGCTTAACTGTTGTGACTGAGTTCAAAGCAGCCCATACATTTGATTCGATATCCTTTTTCCTGGCTTCAAGTTTTTGTTGCAATTCGCAGATTTCATCAAACCTTTTTGTTATTTTGTGTTCTGCGTCAAACATGCATTTATCTTTGTTGGGGGTAGGGAGAAATATATCTTCACCGTTGCCGTCTTTTCCGTATGAATGCCAGCCAACCCTTCTTCCAGATACAGTCAGATAAATCGAACTTGAACTGACATCGCGTGAGTAAAATGAACATCCAAGCTTTTGAAGTTCCTCACTTGCAGCCATTAACTTTGATGCCAGCTGGTCCACTTCTTCGGTTTTCTTTTTCCCGCCAAACGCAATAACTCTGGCGTCAAGTGCAAGCTGGTTCTTTAACTTTGTTACTTCTTCAAGTTCAGTGAAAACCCCAGACTTAATTAAAGCGTTACGAGCGATTTCCTCTTTCATTCTCGTAGTTAAGCGGATTGATGACATATTAATTCCTCTCAAATAAGTGGTTTGCTGCCTAATTTCATTTTCTGGCGACCAACACAAGTCACACCCATTTCACTGCGTGGCTTGCGGTAGTAAATACGGTTCTGTTTACGCTCGACTTCTTCTGCCTTCTTGCAGCGAAGGCTTCCGAGTGATGCTGCTTTATCTGCTCTGACGCAACCAGAGAGCTTTAGCGCAATCTTTCGCGCCAATCGCTGTTCTTGCATTGCCTGTTCACGTTGAGCCTGTCTGCGTGCTCTGCGGCGATTTCTGGCGTTATCGTCAGCCAGATATGTAATGACTACTGTCATGTTGACCTCCGATGATTGACTTTGGCGGTGACGCGCCGGGTGCTTATCTTCCGGTTGCCGTCGTGCAGCTGCACTTCACGTCACCCCAAAGCCAACTACTCTTTGACTCACACTCTCGCAGTGAGCGCGCTCATGCCCTTGAGTCTCTGTCGCTTATTAGCCGCTGATAACCGGTGCGCGTCTGGCATTCGCGCTGCCTTTCCGGAGCATGTTCCCTTATTTACCCTCACATCGGTCTGCTAAACCTGCTCGCCATTACGCGACTCGGGGCAGCATCATTACTGCTGCATTGCCTTTCGGCTGCGGTCTAACCGCGTTAGTGCACCATTACGGCACCTCCTGTTTGGTTAAACTCAGTTCCCGCATTTCGGCGGGACAATCCCATCAATGTTAAAGAGCCTGCCAATCTGTTCCGTTTGGCTACCAGCGTCCTGCTGATGGCTAAAGAATACTGTAGGTATTTTATTGTGTAAATACCCAAGGTATTTATTTTTGGTGAAATAATGATAAGCAAATGAATACAAAGGATATTTATTTTTTCGTCGTCTGCTTGTTCAGTGCTTTTTATGCGGGATATGTGAAGTTGATCCCGATAGCTATTGCTGCCGGGATTATGGGTTAGTCAGCGAAGGTTAAGACGAGAATTACCTTAATGATGTCTGCTACAACAGACACGGCCATAGATAAACCAAAGACGATCCAAGCCATAGAGATGTCTTCACTACCATCGTATAGAGTTCCGTAATCACTGGTGTAAGGCGTAAATGTCGCGCCTTGATACAATAGGTATAAGCTTGATCCATAGATGATAAATGCAGATATCCCTTGTATTGCTATGATCACCAGAATCATGAAACGAGCTGATCTATGCGCCCAAGCCTGGCTTATTTTTTCTGATAGAGATTTCGCAATAAAAGCATGCGCTAAGCCGTAAATTGTTGAGATTGCCAACATCCCCAAAAAGCTTGCTATAGCGGTTCCAACCATAAGCGCCCCCTTGCGTGATCAAACCAGTCTGAGTTTTGTCTCAATTGCAACGCCTATAATCTTGCAGTTTCCATTGATTGGCACGAGAGGCCATGCAGGATTAAGTCCCTTGAGGTATTTATTTCCGCCGTCGATTATCAGCTTCTTGAATGTTGCTTCGTTAGAGTCAGAAAGTTTTGCTATGACCAAGCTGCCGTTGATCGCCTCCCTTCCGGTATCGAAAAGAACGAATGTTCCCTCTGGAATGCTTAACCCAACCGGTGCCGTCATTGAATCACCTTCCACTTTAAGCCAGAACGCATTACCTTGAATATGCGCGTCAGACTCAAGCCAAACATCTATGTCTTTAATGGTGTATGGTTCGCATGCTTCACACCACGAGCCAGCCTGGATACTGCTTAACACCGGATACCTCTTTCCTGCTCTGTATTCTCCTGCATACCTTACGTTGGCATCGCTCTTAAGGCTTTCTGCCTGTTCTGCAACCTTGGCAGCAATTGACTGGCTAAAATCAGCAATTGAGACTTGCAACAGTCGTGCAAAACCAGATGCAACCTCAACGTTTAGCGCGTTTCTGCCATTAAGATAATGCCCTACCGCTCCTTGGGTGATACCCAGTTCATCAGCGATTGAGTATTGGGTTATTCCCAATTCTTTCTTTTTTGACTCATACAAAGCCTTAAGCCGCTTAGCGTCTTCTAGCTGTTCTGTCGTCAGTGATTTTTTATTTTCCATAGCTTAATTCTAATAGCTAAGGTACTTAAACTAAAAATACCCTGAGTATTGATTGCTTTGAATACCTGTAGTATTCTTTGTTCATGGTTAATAACGGAGAGTGCATATGATTCGAATGACACTTGCCGATTACGCCAAAATCCATGGACAGGCTAAAGCAGCCAGTGACTTTGGTGTAATCCAGTGCGCTATCAGCAAGGCCATTCTGGCAGGCCGTAACATCATGGTTACGGTAAAGCCTGATGGCAGTGTGATTGGAGAGGAAGTTCGTCCTTTCCCAAGCAACAAGAAAAACAAATAGTAACACCGCTCTTTAACAGTCATGGTCCTCATTCCCGCCGAAATGCGGGAATACAACGCGCATAATTTGATGCGCATAACTTCTTATTTGTTAAGGAAATACTTACATATGCAACTTACAAGTACTCGCAAGAAAGCGAATGCAATTACAAGCAACATCCTGAATCGAATTGCTGTACGTGGTCAGCGAAAGGTTGCCGACGCGTTAGGGATTAATGAATCGCAAATTTCGCGATGGAAAGATAGCTTCATCCCCAAAATGGGAATGCTTCTGGCTGTTCTTGAATGGGGTGTTGAAGACGAGGAGTTGGCGGAACTGGCTAAGAAAGTAGCCAGAATGCTGACAAAAGAAAAAGCCCCGAAGAACGGCGAATTCTTCGAGGCCTGATGTAGAAAGACTGGATCAATCCACAGGAGTAATTATGACAAAACGTCGTAAGAAATACCAGGAAAAAGAAGAGATTCGACACCCTGATTCACCTGAGGGATTAGTGGTAGCCGCAGCAAATAACAGGGCGTTCGCAGAGCGCCTTGTTGGTGTTTACAGACTAGCCAAAGCAGGAGTGAAACATGGGCGTCGTTAAGTTAGCTGATTACAGGCATAACCCTGTACAACATCAGGAGGCATCCAGTATGGGGTATGTCTCTATACACCGCCAGTTTATGGACAGCAGGCTCTATAAGGACTCTCAGGCAGTACATCTTTGGCTTCACTTAATCCTCAAGGCTAATCACGAATCTACTGTCGTCAATACGGATATCGGTCCGATAACTGTTGATCGCGGTCAGATGATAACTGGACGCCCGTCGCTGGTCAGAGAAACATTCATCCCCGACAACAAAGTTCGGAGCTTATTACGGACTTTTGAGTCGAAAGGGATGCTTAATATTTGCTCGATGGGGAAGAAATTTAGCCTGTTTACAATCGTTAAATATGACGATTTTCAGGCAAAAAATTGTCCAACGGTTGTCCAACGGTTGTCCAACGCAAACACCAGTAATGGCGCGGCTCTCAGCGGAGATTGTCCAACGGTTGTCCAACGGTTGTCCATAAACAATAATATAAATAATATCTCTAATACTGACGTATTAGAGAGTGCCACAGCAGACAAAAAGTCTGACAAGAAAAAACCTTCCGTTAGCTGTCAGGATGTTGTCGATGCTTACCACGAAATCCTTCCTGAAGCGCCAAGAATCCGCGCACTGAATGACAAGCGTAAAAACCAGATCCGAACGTTCTGGCGCAAAGCCGGAGTGATAACCCGCCAGCTTGACGGGCATGGGTTCACGATGCAGGACTGGAGAAATTATTTGAGCTACGTAGGCGAAAATTGCCGATGGATGTTCGAAGAACGCCCAAACCATCAACGCGGAACCGTCTGGCACAAAAAGGGATTTGATTTCCTGCTTAACGACAATACCTACCTGAAAGTTCGTGAGGGTGAACACGATGACCGATAATTTTTATGCGCCGCCCCATAGCATCGAGGCAGAGCAGGCGGTGATTGGTGGATTGCTTCTGGATGATGACAGCAGTGAGCGCGTCCAGAAAGTTCTGGCGATGCTGAAGCCCGATTCATTTTACAGCCGACCACACAAAATCCTTTTCGAAGAAATAACCAGAATGCACTGGGAGCAAAAGCCAGTAGATGGCCTGACGCTTTTCGATGAACTGGAGCGTAAATCGTTAACGGTGTCTGTTGGCGGTTTTGCTTATATCGCTGAGATCGCAAAGAACACGCCAAGCGCAGCAAACATCGTTGCCTATGCAATGCAGGTTCGTGAAACCGCAATGGAACGCTACGCCATCAACCGCATGACTGAAGCGACGGAATTGCTCTATTCCCGCAACGGAATGACTGCGACGCAGAAGTACGAAGCTATTCAGTCGATTTTCACGCAACTGACAGACCATGCAAAAACCGGATCGCGTCGCGGCCTTCGTTCATTTGGTGAGGTCATGGAAGACTGGGTTAGCGACCTTGAGAAGAGATTTGACCCATCAGGAGAACAACGGGGAATGAGCACAGGGATCCCATCGTTGGACAGGATGCTGTCACCGAAAGGTCTGGTGAAAGGCTCTCTGTTTGTCATTGGCGCTCGCCCTAAGATGGGGAAAACGACGCTATACAGCCAGATGGCAATCAATTGCGCAGTGCATGAGAAAAAGCCCGCATTGATGTTCAGCCTTGAAATGCCAGGTGATCAGATACTGGAAAAACTGGTAGGGCAGAAGTCTGGTGTTAACCCGAATATTTTTTACCTTCCGGCGACAAATGACGCCGATGACGGCTATCAGGGTGATTACGATGGTGACTTCAACAGGGCGATAGAAACAGCCAATCGCTTGAGTGAAATAGACCTGCTTTACATCGACGACACGCCGGGATTATCTCTGGCTCAAATCGTCAGCGAAAGCCGTCGAATCAAGCGAGAAAAAGGATGTGTTGGCATGATTCTGGTCGATTACCTGACACTAATGACCGCTGAGAAGGCCGATCGCAACGACCTTGCTTACGGCATGATCACCAAAGGACTGAAGAACCTTGCCAAAGAGCTTGATTGCGTTGTTGTGCTTCTGACGCAGCTTAACCGCGCACTGGAAAGCAGAACCAATAAACGCCCATTACCAAGTGACTCACGAGATACAGGGCAGATTGAACAGGATTGCGATTATTGGGTCGGGATCCATCGTGAAGGCGCTTTTGATGACAGTGTTCCACCTGGTGAAACTGAACTAATCCTTCGTCTCAATCGTCATGGCAATACCGGCACGGTGTATTGCATTCAGGCAAATGGCGCTATTTATGACACAGACCAACAGTCTGCTGAAATGCGCCGACGTGAACGCGAGGAACCGCAGTCCAAGAAGAAAGGAGGATTCTGATGACCATCTACATCACTGAGCTAATAACAGGCCTGCTGGTAATCGCAGGCCTTTTTATTTGGGGGAGAGGGAAGTCATGAAAAAACTAACCTTTGAAATTCGATCTCCAGCACATCAGCAAAACGCTATTCACGCAGTACAGCAAATTCTTCCAGACCCAACCAAACCAATCGTAGTAACCATTCAGGAACGCAACCGCAGCTTAGACCAAAACCGAAAGCTTTGGGCTTGCCTTGGTGACGTCTCTCGTCAGGTTGAATGGCATGGTCGCTGGCTGGATGCAGAAAGCTGGAAGTGTGTGTTTACCGCAGCATTAAAGCAGCAGGACGTTGTTCCTAACCTTGCCGGGAATGGCTTTGTGGTAATAGGCCAGTCAACCAGCAGGATGCGTGTAAGCGAATTTGCGGAGCTATTAGAGCTTATACAGGCATTCGGTACAGAGCGTGGCGTTAAGTGGTCAGACGAAGCGCGACTGGCTCTGGAGTGGAAAGCGAGATGGGGAGATCGGGCAGCATGATGCGATGTTATCGGTGCGGTGAATGCAAAGAAGATAACCGCTTCCGACCAAATCAACCTTACTGGAATCGATGGTGTCTCCGATGTGAAAGAACACCAACAGGGGTGTTACCACTACCGCAGGAAAAGGAGGACGTGTGGCGAGACAGCGACGAAGTATCACCGACATAATCTGCGAAAACTGCAAATACCTTCCAACGAAACGCTCCAGAAATAAACGCAAGCCAATCCCAAAAGAATCTGACGTAAAAACCTTCAACTACACGGCTCACCTGTGGGATATCCGGTGGCTAAGACATCGTGCGAGGAATACAAGGTGATTGACCCAAATCGAAGTTACGAACAAGAAAGCGTCGAGCGGGCTTTAACGTGCGCTAATTGCGGTCAGAAGCTGCATGTGCTGTAAGTTCACGTGTGTGAGCACTGCTGCGCAGAACTGATGAGCGATCCGAATAGCTCGATGCACGAGGAAGAAGACGATGGCTAAACCAGCGCGAAGACGATGTAAAAACGATGAATGTCGGGAATGGTTTCACCCTGCATTCGCCAATCAGTGGTGGTGCTCTCCAGAGTGTGGAACCAAGATAGCACTCGAACGACGAAGCAAAGAACGCGAAAAAGCGGAAAAGGCAGCAGAGAAGAAACGACGACGAGAGGAGCAGAAACAGAAAGATAAACTTAAGATTCGAAAACTCGCCTTAAAGCCCCGCAGTTACTGGATTAAACAAGCCCAACAAGCCGTAAACGCCTTCATCAGAGAAAGAGACCGCGACTTACCATGTATCTCGTGCGGAACGCTCACGTCTGCTCAGTGGGATGCCGGACATTACCGGACAACTGCTGCGGCACCTCAACTCCGATTTGATGAACGCAATATTCACAAGCAATGCGTGGTGTGCAACCAGCACAAAAGCGGAAATCTCGTTCCGTATCGCGTCGAACTGATTAGCCGCATCGGGCAGGAAGCAGTAGACGAAATCGAATCAAACCATAACCGCCATCGCTGGACTATCGAAGAGTGCAAGGCGATTAAGGCAGAGTACCAACGGAAACTCAAAGACCTGCGAAATAGCAGAAGTGAGGCCGCATGACGTTCTCAGTAAAAACCATTCCAGACATGCTCGTTGAAGCATACGGAAACCAGACAGAAGTAGCACGCAGACTGAAATGTAGTCGCGGTACGGTCAGAAAATACGTTGATGATAAAGACGGGAAAATGCACGCCATCGTCAACGACGTTCTCATGGTTCATCGCGGATGGAGTGAAAGAGATGCGCTATTACGAAAAAATTGATGGCAGCAAATACCGAAATATTTTGGTAGTTGGCGATCTGCACGGATGCTACACGAACCTGATGAAAAAACTGGAGACGATAGGATTCGACACCAAAAAAGACCTGCTTATCTCAGTGGGCGATTTGGTTGATCGCGGTACAGAGAACGTCGAATGCCTGGAATTAATCACATTCCCCTGGTTCAGAGCTGTACGTGGAAACCATGAGCAAATGATGATTGATGGCTTATCAGAGCGTGGAAACGTTAATCACTGGCTGCTTAATGGCGGTGGCTGGTTCTTTAATCTCGATTACGACAAAGAAATTCTGGCTAAAGCTCTTGCCCATAAAGCAGATGAACTTCCGTTAATCATCGAACTGGTGAGCAAAGATAAAAAATATGTCATCTGCCACGCCGATTATCCTTGTGACGAATACGAATTTGGAAAGCCAGTTGATCATCAGCAGGTAATCTGGAACCGCGAACGAATCAGCAACTCACAAAACGGGATCGTGAAAGAAATTAAAGGCGCGGACACGTTCATCTTTGGTCATACGCCAGCAGTGAAACCACTCAAATTTGCCAACCAGATGTATATCGATACCGGCGCAGTGTTCTGCGGAAATCTCACATTGATTCAGGTACAGGGAGAAGGCGCGTGGGCATAAGAGAACTAAACCTCACCAAAGAACAGCATGAGTGGCTGAATGGCTGGCTTGAACTGTGGGGCGCATGGGTTTATTCAGGTCGTCTGGAAAAGCGCATGAGCAGCGTAATAGCGAAGTTCATGGAGAGCGTAGAGCCGGGAAGAGTTATGACAAGGCCAATGTGCAATGATGATGATGGAATGTTGATTTCTCAGGTCGTCGATTCCGTCATGTACATTGACAAGAAAGCCTTTGGCATCCTCCTCAGCTACTACGCTCATGGTTCATCTAAGCGAGCAATTGCATCCTACTATCACGCGACTGCAAAGCCACGCAAGATGTGTGGACGTGGTGGCGAGGGATGTAGAAAACCTTCACTGGCAACCTGTAGAAACGAAATTGACGACATCCTGAAAGCGTCGTTATTTGTTTTGTACCAGCCAATGCAAAATGCTTTCAAAATGCGTAAACGTGTTGAGAAAGTTAAGCATGTTGCTGTTAAAAGCCTTGACATGCAATTATCCATTTAGCCATAATTAGAAGGTAAGCTGCCGTTAGTGACTCTTAAGTTGCAACGGTGGCTTTTTTTATTTGGGTCAGTCGTATAAAGGTCATTACGGAAGGCTGTTAACCTTCTTATCGTGGTTCGAGCCCACGCTGTCCCGCCAAACATGCTGGTTTAGCTCCAATGGTAGAGCAGTCGCCTTGTAAGCGAATGGGTAGCGGTTCAAGTCCGTTAACCAGCACCATAACTGAGCCGTAGCCACTGGCTATCCTGAATTCATCAGTGATAGTTACGCTGCGGCCTTCTACACATGATCTTCGTGAAAGCGGGTGGCAGGAGGTCGCGCTAACAACCTCCTGCCGTTTTGCCCGTGCATATCGGTCACGAACAAATCTGATTACTAAACACAGTAGCCTGGATTTGTTCTATCAGTAATCGACCTTATTACTAATTAAATAGAGCAAATCCCCTTATTGGGGGTAAGACATGAAGATGCCAGAAAAACATGACCTGTTAGCCGCCATTCTCGCGGCAAAGGAACAAGGCATCGGGGCAATCCTTGCGTTTGCAATGGCGTACCTTCGCGGCAGATATAATGGCGGTGCGTTTACAAAAACAGTAATCGACGCAACGATGTGCGCCATTATCGCCTGGTTCATTCGTGACCTTCTCGACTTCGCCGGACTAAGTAGCAATCTCGCTTATATAACGAGCGTGTTCATCGGCTACATCGGTACTGACACGATTTGTTCGCTTATCAAACGCTTCGCTGCTAAAAAAGCCGGAGTAGAAGATGGTGGAAATCAATAATCAACGTAAGGCGTTCCTCGATATGCTGGCGTGGTCAGAGGGAACTGATAACGGACGGCAGAAAACCAGAAATCATGGTTATGACGTCATTGTAGGCGGAGAGCTATTCACTGATTACTCCGATCACCCTCGCAAACTTGTCACGCTAAACCCCAAACTCAAATCAACAGCAGCAGGACGTTACCAGCTTCTTTCCCGTTGGTGGGATGCTTACCGTAAGCAGCTTGGCCTGAAAGACTTCTCTCCCAAAAGCCAGGATGCAGTGGCATTGCAGCAGATTAAAGAGCGTGGCGCTTTACCGATGATTGATCGTGGTGATATTCGTCAGGCTATTGATCGTTGCAGTAATATTTGGGCTTCATTGCCCGGTGCTGGCTACGGTCAGTATGAACACAAGATCGATAGTCTGATTGCCAAATTCAAAGAAGCTGGCGGGGTGGTTAATGAAACTTCGCTATAAGCTGGTTATTTCTGCTTTCCTCCTGACTTTATTCGGTTCTCTCGTCTGGTCAGCTAATCATTACCACAATAAAGCCATTGAATACAAAAAACAGCGCGACGAAAACGCTATGGCATTAGATTCGGCTATGGCGACGATCTCTGATATGCAGAAGCGTCAACGTGACGTAGCAGAACTCGATGCCAGATATACAAAGGAGCTTGCTGATGCTAACGCGACTATCGAAAGTCTCCGTGCTGATGTTTCTGCTGGTCGTAAGCGCCTGCAAGTCGCCGCCACCTGTGCAAAGTCAACGACCGGAGCCAGCGGCATGGGCGATGGAGAAAGCCCAGGACTTACAGCAGATGCTGAACTCAATTATTACCGTCTCCGAAGTGGAATCGACAAGATAACCGCGCAGGTTAACTACCTGCAGGAGTACATCAGGACGCAATGCCTGAAATAAATTTTTTTGCAAATCACAAAGTCAATTTAATGAGCCTCGCGGTGCGGGGCTTTTTTATATCTGAATTTCACAGCGCATCTCACGCGCATATTAACGAGAGCCTTTCAGTAAGCGAGCCTGAGAAATGCCGTTATAGGTGGCGACCTCTCTCGGGCGGCTTTTCTGTGAGACAGGCTCACTTTCTAAAAGGTAAAGACGCTATGAATCATCAATTGGCTAATCTCGATTTCCGGGACATGGTTGTTGTTTCTGGTGATCGCGTGATCACAACCTCCCGCAAGGTAGCAGCTTACTTCGACAAGCAGCATCACCACATCATTCAGAAAATCGAAAAGCTAGACTGTTCGGATGAATTTCTAACCAGCAACTTTTCGCGGGTTACCTATGAACACAAGGGTAATCAGTATGTTGAATATGAAATTTCCAAAGACGGCGCGATGTACATCATCATGTCGTTTACCGGCAAAAAAGCTGCCGCCATCAAAGAGGCGTTTATCAAAGCATTTAATTGGATGCGTGACAGGCTGATGGAGATGGCTCACTCATACCAAAGAGAGCACAACGAGTTAATGCTGGAGTTCATGAAGGAAAAGGATGTTGCCAGTATGTCAGGACGCTTGCTGAACCGCTGGGGCAGGATCAAAAAACCGCAACTCATAGCAAGAATCGAAAGGCTTGAGCAGCAGGCGCAAATATCGATCCCCGGACTGCCAAAGTGACCATTCCAAAGCCCATCTACGGGTGGGCTTGATAATGAAACCGTGATTTACATCCCCACAATCCGGGTATGTAAAAGATAGTTCAGGCGAGAACAGATTTAACTAAATCTGTGCACCACCAGTTGCGGCAGTACAGCGAAACAACCCAAGCCAGAAAGTGGGGAAATAACACTGGCAGCCACTGAAAGATGAACCTCCTGCCTTATGGCAAAAAAGATTCTTTGTGGTGGCGGACTGATGGAAAGACATCGGTTATTGCAGAGGCCATTCAATGAGTGGTCTCGACAATGGCTTATACCCTGCACGGGATAACTTAACTGATATCCCTTTTAACGGATAAACGGAGCCAATAATGGCAGAGAATGTCGGCATTATGGCAGTGAAATTTGGATAAATCGGAGATTAGTACATATGCCGCCACGAATCCCAAAAGCCTGCCGTGTTCGCGGTTGCCGCCATACCACCACAGATCCGTCAGGCTATTGTGAAAGCCACAAAAGCGAAGGCTGGAAGCAATACAAGCCAGGCCAGTCCCGGCACCAGCGCGGTTATGGTTCGAAATGGGATGTTATCCGTGAACGTGTGCTCAAGCGTGACAAAGGCCTGTGTCAGTTATGTCTGCGTGCCGGTGTGGTGCGTGAGGCGAAAACCGTTGACCACATCATTCCTAAAGCGCATGGCGGCACAGATGCCGACAGCAATCTGCAGAGCCTGTGCTGGCCGTGCCATAAGGCGAAGACGGCCCGTGAACGGCTAAAGTGA